ACCAGCACAGTCACTAAAGCGATTCAGTTAGGCGGTAGCAGTACGCAAGAAGCAGAAGCAGCAGTCACTCAGTTTATTCAAGCAATGCAAGGTGGTGTGCTTCGTGGTGAAGAATTTAACAGCATCATGGAGGGTGGTTACGGTTTAGCAGAAGCACTTGCAAAAGGCTTGGGTAAAACCACTGGCGAACTCCGTGCTATGGCTGAGAATGGAGAACTCAGTGCGGAACGTGTACTTGCAGCACTGGAAAAACAGAAAGCGGGTGTTGACGCTCAATATGCTGAAATGCCAACTACCATTAGTAATGCACTCCAAAAAATCGCAACGTCTTGGCAGATTCTCATTGGTGAGATGGATCAGGCCAATGGTGCAAGTGCAACAGTGGCTCAATGGCTATCAACTATTGCCGATAATTTAAATATTGTTGAAGTTCTTTTAAGCGATATTGGTGACGGATTTGTATGGTTTGGTGATCAACTTAAAAAGATTGATCCTCAGACTATTGAAGCACTTAAAACTGCGTTGTTATCTGCATACGATGCGATTAAATCTCTTGGTGCTACGGTCGGCACAGTATTTGAAACTACAGTTGACGTAATTAACACGACTCTTGGGCAAATATTCAATTTTTCTAGTGGAATTGATTCAGCATCAGACAAAACCAATGGCTTTACTAAAGCACTTCAGGCTGTAAATGTTGTATTTGGTTTTCTTAGTGATGGTTTTAAAGCAATTAATATAGGTATCAATTTAATTATTGGTGCTGCTTATGATGCTGCAGGTGCATTTAGCTACTGGAAATCAAAAATAACTTTTGGTGATACTTCTGCACAGGCTTTGAAAGATTTTGAAGTAATGAGTGCGAAAGCACAGGAGTATTACAAGAAATCATCCGATGCAGCGATGGAGTTTAAATCGGCTGGTGTTGAAGCAATACGTCAGATTGGTTTAACCCAAGATGAAAAGAATGCTGAACGTGTTGCCAACAACCAAAAAACACTCACTGATCTAAAAGCGCAAGAAGCTCAACATGTCTCTGACTATAAAGCGATTAGTGATGAGCGTATCAAGCTGCAACAGCAATTAGTTGATGCAAGAAAATCAGGTGATCAATCAGCGATTGATGCAGCAGTTGCAGGACTTGCTGAACTTGATAAGAAAGAGAAAGCTTATCAGGCTGAAAGTAAAAAAATCAGTGATGAAAAAATCAAGGCAGCACAGGATTGGGCTTCGGCACAAATCGAAGCAGCGACCAAAGGTGGTGTAGCTCTATCAAGTCAAACCAAAAAAACCATTGAAGCGCAAATTGCAGCTCAAGGTTTAGCAGTTGAGTTTGATAAAACTGGCAAAGCGATTGTCAAAGCGATTGAGCAAGAGGCAGGCGCTGCTGTAGTAAGTTTAGATTCACGACTAGCTCAAGGACGAAAAGCGGCTGCTGCTTTAGGTGTTGATCTTGATGTTTCTTTAAATCGAGTCTCTGAGGGCTTTACCACCAAAGCCACAGCTTTAGAAACCTTTACCAAAAACCTTGAATTAATGGGTGCAACTGGTAAACAAGCAGCAGAGCTAACTTATGAGGCTTGGCAAAAGTGGGCGGATCAAGCAAAAAGCCCAGCTGAAATTGATGCTGCGAAAGCCAAACTGATTGAATTTGAAAAGCAGGGTGTTTTATCAGCTAAACAAGTAGAAATGGGTATGCGTTACCTAGATGAAGTAAACGGAAAACTGCCTGCTAATATTTCTGAGGTTGAAAAGGCATATAAGTTACTCGGTATCACCTCAAGAGAAGAAGCTAACAAAATGGCTGATTCCCAGGTTAAAGCATTTAATATCATGCAGCAAAGTGGCACTGCATCAGCACAGCAAGTTAGGCAAGCATTAATCAATATGGCCGATAAAATCTATGCTTCTGGTGATGTTGCAAAGATAGCGTGGTATGAATCTCAATTGGCAGCAAATGACCTTGAATCATCAGTTGATAGCATGGGTAAAGCCTCTGTTAAATCAATGGATGAACTGAATGAATCGGTTGATCGTATTGGTCGGACTGCTCGCGGATCAGCTGCCGATGGCTTCCGTGAACTTGGTCGTGTTGCCAAACAGGAGGCAGAGGAGGTTGCTGAGACTTGGGAACAGGCTATGGCGCGGGTGGATAAAGAGCGAAAGGCACAAGCAGCTGAAACGGCTAAAGGTCTAGGTCAATTGGCTGACGGTCAAAATCAAATGGCTCAGAACTTCTATGATCAGTTGATCGCCGGCGGAATGGAAAAAGGTCGTGCTGAAGAACTCAAGAATGAAGCAATCACACGAATGAACAATCAATTGCGAACTGCATTAAATGGAGGATCTGCAAGTGGTGCATTTGATGCGAAGATTGGTCGCAATGAATCTCAAGCGTGGATGCAAGAAATTTTGGACGGTTTAGATAGTAAAGGCTCTATCGGGGGTCCAACACCGAAAATTTCTGCACCAAATATCGAAGCTCCGTCTATCCAGCAAATTAAGATGCCGAATATCGAGACAGGATCATCTAAGACTGTTACTTATCGGTTTGAATTTGGTGGACAAGATATTGAGTTCCAAGGCGATCCATCTCAACAAGACATGGTGAATAGCTTCTTTAATCAACTTGAACAAGCTAAGAAGAGAATGTAATGAGACTCAAACGAAATGCAACAAATGAATCCGTCCCACTTGAGGACGGTTTTTTATGGTCTGACGAATTTGCTTGGAAGCCAATTGACCAAAATCAAGAGTACGCCGTGGATGGAACCTTGATCATTCAAGAAGGAAAGAAGAAGTCAGGTAGACCAATCACACTGTTATCTAAAACTGACAATCAGGGATGGATTAAGCGCTCAGTTTTATCAGTGATCCTAGACTGGTCAGCTTTGCAAGATGAACAATTCACATTGGTTTTTGAATATCCGCATGACACACGCCAATTCAACGTGATTTTTAATCATGCTGAAGGTGCTATTGAGGCGGATACAGTAAAAGGTTTTCCAACGGTGTCAGATGGTGACTATTACCGAGCAACATTAAGATTTATTGAGGTGCCAAATGCCAATTGAGACCAATAATTTAGTTTTATATAAGTCTGAGCGCCTTACTGATACCACTGATGGTGGTGGTAAATATTCTGGCCAAGTGGTTGTTGATGGGGAGAGTAATAACCTTTTTCCTGATGTATCTGAGTTAGATCGAACAATGGGTCGTGTATCGATGCGTAAGATCTATGCGGGTGTAAATAGTGTAGATACTGATGCGTTAATGGGTTCAACCGTTTTCGTTTCTAAGAATCCAGATGATCCGAACGTCTCAGCACTTTTATTCAGTACAGAGTCACATGTAGATACACGTGATTCTGCTCAAAACCGTGTTGAAAATTACCTAGCAAAAGGTGGACAGATTGCAGGAACGCCCTTAGATACTTTGTGGCAAGGCATGAAGATCATTCAAGTTGCGATGTTTAAAAATGAAATTGAGGCAAATGTCGGCGATACAATTGTATTAATTTCGAATGAAGGCAAAAGCAACGAATATGAGCAATACGTAAGAATCACTAAAGTTGAGACACGTATTGCAATCATGATCGTTAACGGTAAAGAAGTTGAATACAAAGTTGCAACTTACGATTTGAATGATCCGCTTGAGATTGATTTTGTTGGGTTATCAGCAAGCCAATGGTATTCAGGAACTAAATCTACAACGATTATTCGAGATACGTTGGTTGCGGATACAGGTAAGTACTACGCAAGCACTGATTTAGTTGAAGATGCGAACGTAGGGCAGTTCACTGTCCAAGCAGCAAGTATGTTTAGTCAACTGGTTCCGGCAGCTCAAATTGAAACTCCTTTAGTTGACTTGAATGCTTCAAGTGAAAGTATTGCATTGGTATCAGGCAACGCAAATAAGATTACAATTGCTTATTCAACTACGATTGGTACATCACAAAACTTGTATATCGGTTCTAGTGTTATTCCTTCTAGTGTTTCTTTTACATTGTTTGGTAATGCGATTGCAGATCAGGGTGGACTGCTTAAAAAGTCGGATGGTACTCAAGTCGGAACAATTGACTATCAGCGTGGATTGATTCAATGGACTTCATCTGCA